CGGCGGTTTCCCGCCGGCTAGTGGCAACACACCCACCTATCTACCTGTAAGGGTATATAGGTTCCGCAACTGTATGTAGGATCCCGTATGTCTTCAAACCATAAAGGACGTTCTTACTTTACCGTTATCGACCTTGGTTCTGGTGATACCGGTGAACATAAGTACGCCTATAATTGGGGTGAAGACATCCTATATCTTTCACAAGGACATCGGAAAGGCAAGTACGGCTACCGTGAAGGCGGGCCATTCTACGTATGGCACCAGAGCCAGCGGGTTATACCCTCTAGCACTGTTGAAATACGACAGAATGCTCCCGGTACTGCATGGATGAAGTACCAGCAAGTTCCGTATGGTTCCATGATGGAGATGCCACGTTCGTGGTATCCCTATGGCGTCTCATCTAGACCTAGTTGGTCTTCAGTGAGTGCCACCTTAGCGCCTCTCGGTGCTAAGGGCTGGAAGCAAACAGTTCCAGGTTCACCAGAGGTGAACTCTTTGAACTGGGCCCTTGAGTTGCGCGATCTTCCTTCCTGGCCTCTTAGGCTTATGGCTCGTGCTAAGACTTTTAATAGTCTCGGTCACGAGTACTTGAACTATGAGTTCGGATGGAAGCCTTTCCTCTCAGACTTGAGGAAAATGTATCACACTTACCGCGATCTTGACAAGAAGCTCTCTCAGCTTCGTCGCGATAACGGGCGTGTGATAAGGCGCATGAAAGATCTAGGTACGGAAACCACTACGACACCTACTGTCCAGTTCTTCAATAAGATCTCTGGTATACAACCAGGGACCTTTCATTTTGACGGACGCACGACAATAACGAAGGAGGAACAGCTTACCAAGCATGCTTGGTATGTTGCCGCCTATCAATATTACGTGCCGGACATAGGTACCGATCAGTGGACGAGACGTGCTACTAGGGCACTGTTTGGGTTGAATCCAACCCCTGCAGTGATCTGGGAAGCACTCCCGTGGTCCTGGTTATCCGACTGGTTTCTGAATGTTGGAGACATTGTCAACAACTTATCCTCAGGAGCTGTCGGAAACGTGGTAGCTAAGTATGCATATGCAATGTATACTCAGGAGACCAAGACGTCAACCAATGTTGACTTCTACGTGGGTACCAACGCAAGTTGGGATACACGTACTGTTGGTCAGTTCAGTTGTTCCAGAGTTGATAGTCAAACTATCAAATCCCGGATAACTGCTACCCCGTACGGTTTCGGAGTGTCCTATGACGGCTTAAGTGGCCGTCAGGCGGGCATCCTTGCTGCGCTCGGCATAAGTCGAGCGAAGTTTTAACCTTCCAGGAGCCATTCCGCATGTTCGCTGACCCTCAGTCTGTTACCGTCAACGCTGTCGCTCAATCCCTTCCGGCAGTCTCGCGCGGAGATTCCGTGTCGATCTACCAGAAGGATGACGCGACTTATAAGTTGACGATCTCCCACAACTTCAAAGCGGAGAGGAACCGCTTCACCGTTCGCCTTGATGCGAATAAGGTGGCCGCGGATCCTCTGGCTTCGGCCAATAACAAGGTGTATAGCCATACGGCTTACCTCGTTATTGACAAGCCTGTCGTCGGATATACCAATTCCGAGACTCAGCTCATGGTTACCGGCCTTATCGGCTGGCTTTCCAGTGGGAACATTCTGAAGGTTCTTGGCGGGGAAACCTAACTTCTCGCCATCAGCAACGTTCGGCGTGGAATCTGGCACCCAGGAGGGACCAGATGAAAAGCCTAACGTGGCTCACGGAAGAAGTTCTGCATTCGTGCGGAACTAGGTGTGGTGCCGACACTTCGCGCGATAGTTTAACTATCGCGCGTCGGGTTGAAAAGGAGGGTGATCAGTTCTTAACTATCACCCTTCCTTCTTTCTGTGCTGGGTTCGAGAGAGCCCTTGCAGAAGGAAGGCTTCATTCTACGCATACGCCAGCTTTTAGCTGGCATAAGCGAGGTCTCCCCAAATTTCTTCGGGGTTTCCTAACGAAGATTTTCAACCGTCATCGTCGTTTGTTGGAGAATCCTTGCGTTGATGCCATCTCATGTATCAGGCAAATTTGCCTATTACATAAGAAAACTAAGCGGCCGTGTACCTCTAAGAGGGAAGCGGCAGCTCTTCGCAAGTATCTCCAGTGTGAGAGCGAAGTCAAGGACTGGTCAGATAGCGCTCGTAAAGTTGGTATTGATCCTACTTTTCTTGCTGTATCTGACGTTGTCTGGTCGGAGCTACTGCATAAGTTTCCTTTCGGGGACTTACGCGGTGAACTTCGACCCAAACACGGTCCAGGATCGACAGGCGAACGTCTGTTTGGAAATTCCAAGTGGACTTTTGCCAATCGATGGCATAAGAGACTCGAGGAGTTCTTCCCAGTAACTGAGTATGCTTTTGCATCTCAGAGGGATCTCTCCTTAGAATCTCTTGGCCGTTTTGACTTCGTCGAACCCGAGGACGAACAACCCGCTCGAGTTGTCTTCGTCCCTAAGACTCAGAAGACTCCACGAGTAATTGCTATTGAGCCTATCTGTATGCAATACATACAGCAGGGTTTACTTCAGCTACTCGTTCCACTTATAGAAGGTGGG